AAAACCATTTTCTGACATCCAATAAGCAACACCATCAACTTCAACACATGCATTTTTACCAATCAATCCGCAGTTAGTTCCAGCTTGTTCAAAAGAAAAAGTAAAAGGTGCACCTACAAATCTCATTAAAAATAATGATGTGTCTGTCCAAACATAAATTGCATCCCTACCTTTTATAGCTCCCATAATTTTAGAACCTGCAGCAAGTCTTTGTGTTCCTGCTGTATTTTCTGCAGTAACAGTATAAGCCGTAGCTCCATCAATATTTTCTTGGTCTGAAAATCTTATAAACATATCGTCTTGTGTTGTTTTATTTCCCACCGTTGTTTCTGTTCCAAAAAATACTAAGTGTCTATCTGGTGTAGATACCAATACATGTCTAGATGCAGTAGGAGCATTTGCAATAAGGGTTGCTCTAATTGAAGTAGAATTTGTTGGTTGTGCATCCCACTCAAAACATTCGCCATTATAAATAAGTGCAATTAATTTTGTACCAAAATTATCTAATACCCATAAACCTGGATCTAATGTTACGTCATCTGTAGAAGATTCACCCCATGCAACAAAAGCTGAAATATTACTTACAGTTACTCCTGCACTATGTGTAGCTTTTGTAGTACCATTAACACCTCGAGCTCCTCCACTTAAGGTCCCTGTTGCCTGATCATTGTTTGTATAACTAATATCTTCTGTACCAATTCTAATTTCTCCAGCATCTGGAAACGCTGTTGAGTTTGCAATAACAATATTAGTTGTAATCTGTATCTGTTAAAGCAGTTGCTAAAGTTGTAGTTGCAATACCAGAGGCAGTCCCACCAAAGTTTGCTGTACCCCAACCAAATCCACCTAGTTGTTGGGATGGTCCAACATGATAAAAAGGTTTGCCTGTAGCATCTCCTGAATTATTTAATTGAGTTCCTGTTTCATTACTTGGCATTGTAATTGTAATTGTAGTAGATGTAGGCACTGAAGTTGCCATAAATTTTTTATCTTCAAAAGAAGCGTCATTAAAAGTAGACCCTATTGCAGTAACCCCACTTACACCGTCAAATAATATAACATCATCTTCTTGCATACCATGAGATGTTGAAAATGTAACTGTGACTGTTGGAGTGCTGCTTGCACTTGAAAAAGTAACGTTTGCTATACTTACTCTTATTGGAGTAATATCATAAAACGAACCTCCAGAATACACATACAACATTCTGTTTGTTCCTATTGCTGCATACTTAATACCTGCATTATTATCCCAATGATGCAAAGCTCTACCGGCTCCTGTTAATTTATCTTGACCTAACTGGTCCCAGCCACCTAATTTTTCTGGTGAGCCATATCTAAACCTAACATTATTACCATCAAACCACTGTCCTTCAGCGCCTAATTCTGTAACCTGTTTATTATATCCGGGAACAAATCCTAATTTTTGTAGCATAATTTAAAATTTTTTAGTACAACTATATATCATTCTGAGATATATAACAATTATGAAAGAATACAAACTACCATTTGAGAGTTTTGTAGCAGGTTATATGGCCCCTAAAAAACTGTGTGATGACATAGTTAAATACTACAAAAGCAATAAGAAAAAACAATACGTTGGAACCGTAGCCACATTTAAAGTGTTAAAAAATGTCAAAGAATCTACCGACATTATGATACAGCCCGAAGATACGTTTAAACCTTTTGATGAATATCGAAAACATTTACAACAATGTATAGAAGAGTATCAAAAAAAATACACATCGGTTGGTATGTATGCAAGATTCAATATTGCTCAACCCTATTTAATTCAACACTACCCAAAAGGTGGTGGTTTTAAAACATGGCATTTTGAAAACGCAGGTTATCCACAAATAGTAAAAAGAAAAATAGTATTTATGACTTATTTAAATGATGCACCAAATGCAGGAACAGAATTTAAATATCAAAAATTAACAACACCATGTAAGAAAGGTCTAACATTAATTTGGCCAGCTGAATTTACTCATACACACAGAGGTGTTATTTCTAATACCCATAAAAAAACAATTATTACAGGTTGGTTTGAAGTTATATGGCAACAAAAATATAGTATTTAAATATGCTTTTCTGTTTTAAAAGCTAACGTAATTCTAGGTGTATTAAATTCTTTAGGAGCTAATCCTCTGTGTTTAGTCTTAGCGTCAAACATTACTAATTTATTAAAATCAAATTTAATTTTTTCTTTACCTACTTCTAAAGTCCCCGATCCTTTAGGTAATGATTTTGTTGCCATCCATAAACATGTAATTTGTCCATCATCAGTGTGCCATTCACCATCCATTTTTGTAAATTGTAAATTTGCATAAGACCTAATAATTTCAATGTCGTATTTAAATTGTTTAATAAGTTCAGGAAATAAACTTTTGATATATGTGTCATTATGAATATCAAACGGACAACTAAAAAATTTACTATTAGATTTAGAGTGTGAAGCTTCAGAATATGTATAAGATTTTTTTAATAAATAACTTTGTATACTATATGCTACATCTTTATCTAACCAATTTTTAACTATTCTCATTATTTTCTTTCTAATAAAAACTGTAGATCTCCTTTTGCTTTAGCAATTTGTTCAATATATTTTTCATTTAATACAACAAGATCATTAATATATATTTGTTGTTTTTGTATAGTAACTTTTAGAGCTTGGTTCATACCAATTTCTCCGTGTTTAACAGCCTCACAACTTTCTAATTTTACTTTTAATGTCTCAATGTTTTCTTCTAATGTTTTTATTTTTAATTCAATGTCCATATTTTTTCCTTTTATTATTTATCAAAAAAATGAACAATACACCATCGTCCATCTCCTATTTTATGTTTACCTTTCATTTTTATTTCTGTTACTTGATGATACAAGTAACCAGGAAACAAAACTAGTCTATTATTTTTACATTCTATTTTTTGTTTAAAATCTGGTAAAATTAAATCCCCACCGGTAAATTTTTTTGGTTCTTTATTAATCCATATTAAAATAGAATATTTAGCACTATCTGTGTGCGGTTGATAATAATCAGAATTTTCATAGTAAGCTATCATAGAGGCGTCGATAGTTGTATTTTTAAAAGCTCTATAAAGTTTGCAAGTTTCTGTTATATAATCATGAAATTTATCTTGCCTCATTTTATCCATAAGCATTAAAATATTTGATATTTTTTTTCCTTCTTCACTATAGATAGTACTTAAATTAACTCTAAAACAACTAGCTTGATCCTCACCTTTTTCTGTAGCAACATTACCGTGTTGCGTTATTAATTTTTCTCTATCACTATAAAAATCTAGTTCTTTATAAACTTTTTTTAATTCTTCTTTAGTATACCAGTTATCTATTACTATGGGTTTTACAATCATTGTTTTCCTTTACCTCTAAAATATGACGGTAAACCTAACATAGGACGAGTGTCATATTTATTTTTTATAACTTTAGGATTTTTAGCATCATTAAAATGTAAAAATACTTGTGCACAAATATTACCTTTAAAAGACTCTCTCCAGTGTTCTAAATCACATCCTTTATAAATTAACATATCACCTGGATTTAAATCTACTTTAACACCTTTATTGTTTAAAGGTGTATACTGAGATCCAGAAGTATTACCAGCTCCTTTCGGGTCTACATATATAGGCCAAGGATCACCAGCAAGAAAAAGCGTAGTAGATATTTCACAACTCATCCTATCTTTATGTCTTTTAAGAACATCACCTTTTTTATATAACCTAGCATAAGCATAAGTTTCATGTAATTTTAAATTAGTTATTTTTTCCATTTTAGGTTTAACAAAATGAAATAGAGTTTCCATAGCTTGGTCACCATAAATAGAAAATGTATCTGGAACTTGAGAATCTCCATAAGATCCGTAATCTTCATTAAACTTAGTTATGTATTTTTCTGCTCTAAGCACATTTAAATTATATGCTTTCATTTCTAAATATGTAGCACAAAAATTTCCTAATACTTTAGGAATTACATTTTTAATTACTGTATATTTATTTTTTTGAAAGCTCATCTTCAAAATATTTTTCAGGTAATGCAACTAAATTAAAATGTATAAATCGAAAAGGATCTATACCTGGATCAACTATAAATTCATGTGGAAGATAGGAATTAAAAAATATAAAATCTCCTGGTTTCGGTCTAACATCAGCCTGAGTCATTGTCATAGTTTCTTTTTTTTCTTTAAAAGGAAGTTTAGTCATCATTGCTCCTGGTCTTGGGTCATGAAATACCGGGTAAGATGTTTTATCACTACATTTTAAAAAATAAAAACCTGATATATGAGCATGGTGTACGTGGTTTCTTTGGTGTCCACCACCTTTTGCACCAAATTCTTGAACCCACATTTCTGTAAAATCAACTCTGTGTTTAGACATATTAAAACCTTGGGAATCTAAAATATTATAAGAAGTTTGTCCTACAAACTCTTCAAAGTCTTTTAATTTAGGTTGTCCAAGTAAAGTTGTAGACGGGTGACTTAAACCAAAATCTCCTATATCTTTTCTATAAAATTTTTTTCTATTTTTTATTCTTGTTTTATTCCATTCTTTAGCTTGTTTAATATATTTATCACAAGTTTTATTTAATTTTAAAAACGTTTCATTTGTGTAAAGATATAATGGTGTTTCAAATATTTTATGTACTTTCATTTTTCTCCTTTATTGTTTATTTAAACGGCCAACCCAAATGCCATAGCACTAGCGAATACCGTGTTCCTTTCGTTACAGGTTTAACTCTATGCCAAACATGTGAAGGAAATGTTATCACAGTTCCTTTTTTTTTCAACTCTTTACATTCACTAATATTACTTGAGTTTTTTGATTTATCGGGATCTTCATCTCTAAAATCAAATTCTATTTCACCCCCTTCATATTCTGAGGAATCATTTAAAGATATAATAGTAGATAATTTTCTCATCTTACCATTTTGGTTAGGATTATCTGGTGTATCATAAACATATGGTTTTTCTAAACTATCTGAATGCCACCCATAATATTTTTTTGTTGAATATTTTGCAAATTGAACTGTCTCATTATAATCCCATTGAAAGTTCCACCCTGCTTCTTTATTAGCACGATCAACTATAGGGTTGGTAATATTATAAATCCAGGGTTCGTCTAACCATTTAACAGATGTATTTCTTTTTGTTTTTTTTTGTGCTTTCAACTTTTGTTTTGTCTTAGTATCAGATGTTAAAACCCCAAAGGTAACTCCATCTTCATATTTTGCTTCTTGTGTTGTTTTAAATATATTGTCAATAAAAGTTACTGGTAAGACATTTTGCTGCCAGTAATAATAATATTTTAATAACATAATTCTATCTGTCTGAGATAGATAATTTATACTATTTTTTTAATAATATGTAAAGAGTTAGATGTCAACCCAAGTAGAATTTGTTTCATCCCAATACTGACCTAAACCATTAAGCCATCTTATATTTGCTTCGTCCCATTGAAAAATATTTAAAGCTGATTGTGTGTGAACATTATCAGCTTCAGGCCATGGCGGCTGATCATTAACTATTTTTGTTGGGATACCTACTGGTGAAATCCATATTGTAACGCCTTCATTAGTGTCAGCTGTCCATGAAGCGTATGGTTTTCTTTCAACAAAAACAGAATTTTCATAAGTAAAACTTGGACCAACAGAATCAACATGTGTAGAGCTAGGATTTATTTCTATAAATAAATCATTAGTTTTAAATTCTATTTGAGCCCATTTTTGAACATTAGCCTGATCATCTCCTACTAATACTACATCAGTAACTGTGTTTGTTGGGTCTATTCTTGCGTATCTTTTTGACATATTATCCTGTTAAAGTTAAAGTTCCTGAAACGTTAAAAGTTGCATAAGTACAACAACCTGTTGTAGCGGTTGAATTAGAACCTGGAGCTATTGATATTCTTGAAGCACAAGCTGTAGGGTATCTTACAATAATTCTACCATTTCCACCTCTTAGTCCAGCAGATCCACCAGCGCCACCACCAAGACCATCTGTTCCAGCTTGAGCTGATTGGTTAGGACCTTGACCATGTGAAGAACCTTTTCCTCCGCCACCACTTCCACCAGTGCCAGCATCATAACCTGGCCAGTAAGCAAATCCGCCACCGCCTCCAGCGTATGTAACTGACGAACCTGTAATAGAGTTTCCGGTTCCATTGCCTCCAGGGCCTCCTGTTCCTAATCCTCTAAATGGTGGGTTTTGTGGGGCAGGTAATGCTTGGCCAGTTCCACCAGTTCCTCCCGATGCGCCTCCGCCTCCGCCTCCGCCACCAGCGATATATTGTTTTTGTCCACCATTAGCACCTTGTGGTGGTGATACAGGAGGTACGTTACCTTGACCTGCAGGTTGAGGTTGACATTGACCAGCAGCAGTTCCTGCTCCACCGGCTCCGCCATCTCTTGAATTTGCTCTTACAGTACAAGCTAAAGGTTGGCCATCTCCTTTTCCTCCGCCTGCTGAACTTAAAGTTGTTCCAGAAACTATTTCTGAACATCCACCAGCCCCAACACAACTCCCTGGTGCAACACCAGCTCCAATTGTTATTGTGTTTACGCTTTTATCTAAAGTCATTTTTGTTCCACCGGGATAAGAAGTACGCATTCCGCCGCCTCCGCCTCCGCCGCTGCCCGCGCCACCGCCAGCTGCTACAATTAAATAGTCAACATTTATTGGTGTAACTGTTATACCTCCAGAACCAAATCCTAAAACTTGATAACCAAAAGATTTACCTCTTCTAACTTTTGTATTTTTTGTACTCTTACTTGAAGTAAGATTATTTTTTAAGTCTCTCATATCTATTCCCCTTATGCGTCGTTAGCTGCATCAGTAGTATAGAATATTTTTACCCCTAGAACTCTTGCATCGGCACTAAAAGTATCTGAACCATCTGCTGCATCTCTTAATAATTGAAAATAAGTTAACTCACCTGCTGCAGGAGAACCTGCAACTGTCATTGCACTACTTTCAGATGTAATTTGTTGATCTTCNACTGTNCCNATACCAGCGTCTGTAACTTCAATTTGTGTTCCATATGCAACATCAATAGTATCATTATCTGCACACGCAACTGCTTGTAAACCAAATATACAGTTACCTGTATTTGTAGAAGCTGGTGTCCAATAAACTTGATAAGTTAATGTTCCTTCGTTCCATGACTTAGGCATAGACACTGAAAATTGTGCATACTCTGCTGTACTTGCATCAAAATCTAATACTTTCATATCAGGTCTTGTAGCTGTTGTTTCAACTTGTTGTGCATCTGCACCATTAGTTTCTGCACCATACATTGCTCCAGATGGAACCCATATAGTTTCTTTCCCTGCAATTTTAACTGCAGCTGAACCTGATTTAAGAGTTCCTGTTCCCTTAGGATTAATATTGATATCAACATTTGTTTCACCTGTTGATGATAAAGTTGGACCAGCACCTGAAGCAGCGTT